AAAAGGTTGATATGATTTTTCAATTTGACTTTTGTTATAGTGAGTAGATTTAAAACTAGATCCACTAAATTCCCCAGTAAATTTTTCAAATCCTACGCTTTGAGAAACAGGAATCAATCCTAATGTAGTACGTTCTGTTTTTACATAAAAAGTTGATTTAGTAATCAGTGCAGGATCAGATCCGCTTATTCTACTTCCGCTTATTCTAGCAGCCAATGAACTTGAAGTTGTTGTTGGTTGATGTCTAGGATATTTGCTTCTTTCTAATATGTGAGGTTTTACAATAATACCGGTTGATAAATCAGCTCTAGCAGGTACAAAATCTTTAATCATTTTAAACAATGAATTATTGTAAAATTTGATCATTCTTATATATTCTCCTATGCTGTGATTAGGATAAGTTGCGTAAGTACTAAAAGTTGTATTTTTAAATGCTTCTAAAGTTTGATAAGATGAAGAATATTGGTCAGTAGGATTACCTATTAATTGATCTATATTAAAATATCCTAAAGAACTAGTAATAAAATCGTTAATAGAATCAGACGGAGAAAATCCAACTTCTATTTTTGAAGAGTTTACTCTTCTGTTTGTTTGATAATATTGTGTACTTACATAAGGAGATAATACAGAAGCTGATATTTGTAAATTATTAGTTACAACGTAAGCTTTAGTATTATTTACTTCTAAAACACCGTCTTGCACAGAAGAATCGTATCCTCCAAATTCGTTAACAGTAAGTATACTTTCAGGAATTCCGTAACATGCTATTAAAGCTTTTAATCCTCTATGAGTACCTTTTGTTTTTAATAAATAAGGTAAATTGTGATATAGCCTTTTATATATTTCACTTTGAATAGTTTGAGCCGGTAGAGTAGCAATACTGGACGTTACATAATTTGTAATTCTCTCAGATCCAGTAGGAGGTAATAATCCTCCATTTGCGTTGATTCCGAATAGAGAATAATATAAGTTATCAGATACGTTAGAATTTGTGTAAAGATGAATTCCAAGTCCTCTCAAAGCATCACCAACGATATCCATAGACACACCAGTGTTAGGATTATTTGTGTTGTTATATCTATTAGTTACATCTTTATAATAGATCCAGATATTATCAAAATGCTGTCCAATCATATATATGAATGTAGAATACGGATCATTACTTGGATCGTCTTGTAAATATCTAGGAATACTATTGACTAATAAATCCTTATTTGTCAAATCGTAATAAGAAGCCGAATATAATATAGAAACATTATTTCCTATTGGTACAGTAGTAGAACTTCCTAGCCAATTTAAAGTAGCGGTAGAATTAACAGATGCTAAAGTATAAGGTTGAGTACTGTTAGTTTTTGGCCAAGAGAAAGATTCAGAAGCGTAATATAAATAATATTCGTAAGTATCAAAATTAGTTATAATATTATTTATTGATTGACTTAAAAATCCTATAGAAGAAGACGCTACTAAATTTCCTCCAGTTACAGATTTTTGAGATTGTATTTGACTATTGTAAGATTCAATTAGTCCAAGCTTATACACAAAATTATTAATTCTCTCTGTTGCAGATGAAAAATGAATAAAGTTTGAAAAATCTGTGTAATCAACATTTATGTTTATTGCCTGATCTTGATAATAACTCATCAATTTTTGAAAAGATGAAGTTACAGGACTTGATAATAAATTATTGTAATTATAATAAGGGGTAGTCAATCCTAATTTTTGATTGACTTCTATTTTAAAATTAGGACCTCTTAAATTATTTTGATTGTTAATCGCATCAGCCTCTATTTGTATATTAACATTATAATTTGCTGATTCAGCTATTTTATCTACGATCCATAAAGTTGATTTGACATCAAAATCCAATGGAAGCGGTTCGTATAATTTTATTAAAAGATACGCTCCACTTGAATCTGAAGAATATGCTACGTTTACTGCAATTATAAGTTGGTTATTTCCAAAATTTAAATAAAAATCTGAAAAATAATTTTTACTTGCAGCATAACTTTGGTACGAATTAAATCCATTTAGTATATTAGAATCACTAATATTTTGAGATGCAAGTAATAGTTCTGTTCTAGTAGAAGAAATTTGTTTTATCCAATAATTATTGGCAAAAGAAGAATTAAATAACTTTCTTAAAAAATTATATTGAACATTAATGCTACCTCTATCGAAACCTAAATTATTCACATAGGTTTGAGGATCTAAACTAATAGCAGCGTATGTTCCGTTATTACTATTACTATTAGAAGGTAGTGTGTAGTCAGTTAAATTATAATCACTATTTAAAAGATTATTAGAATCATCGTACACAAAAGCCTCTATATAATCATTACTATTAGCTAAAAAACTAGTATTAATATAATTATTAGATATTAACGAATTGTCGACACCGCTATAATTTTGAGCTTCTGTGCCTGTACCGGTGTATGATATATTTACTAATTCCATTATTGTGTTATATTACTTATTGTTAAATAAGTCTGACTTAAATCTACTATTTGTTGTCTTAATGAATTGATCTCATCTATTAATGCTTGCTCTTGTTGACTTATGGTTGTACCTCCTACGTATTGAGAACTTCTTGTTATTAGCTCAATATGAGAATTAACTGATCCGCTTACTGGTATATCGTAAAACAATTGATTATAATAATCAAAAAATTGTTGAATTGTTATAGTAGAAGTTGGTATAACAGGAGTAGGAGTTACTAATTCCGAAAAAGTAGTATCTATTACTTTATTATAAGTGTTTATTCCATAAACGTGTTTTATTAAATTTACACTTTGTGCCATTATCTAACGATTTTAAAAATCAAGTCACTATCTATATTTATGCTCTCTTGACTAGATGGTACAATAGTTTTTACTAAAAGTTTATAATATCTTTCTGGCTCTAATCCATTCATATACAAATCAAAATAATTATACGTACCATCAGAACTAATTTTTGTATAAGTAGTATCAAAATCTATAACAGTTTCTTCTGTTTTATAATCTTGTATAGCCCAATAAGAACTTGAAGGTAATAAAAGAGTGTTTAAATATATTGATGAAGTTACAAATTGACGAGTTGGAAAAGTTTGTCTTGTTGATAATCTTACTCTATATTTTGTAGTACCATATTTAAATTCATTCTTATTATTTACAAAATTAACGACAAAATCATCATCTGATATAGTAGATCCTGTTACGTAAGTACTATCATCCCATTTAAATTCTAATGTAGGTGGGTATATAGTATGAGTATCAGTACTAAAAAATTTAGTTTCTATGTAAGATCCTGAAGCATTTTCTACGCTAGACGGATATCTAACTAATATTCCATTATTTTGATATATTCCGAATGCCCAACCTCTAAATATATTAGTTACGTTAGCGTTTACGTCTTTATTATCAGAGTATTCGAAACTCTGTGATGCATATGCAAATGCACTTGATGTAACAATATAAGATCCTCCACCAGGAATAGTATAATAATTAGTAATAGCCGTCCAAGAAGTGCTTGATCCAGTAATATACGCATTTGGAGAATTCCAACATGCTCCATTTATAGTGTCAGGATAATCTATAAATTTACCTGTACCCATATCCCAAGCTTGGGCTATAGAATGAAAAGATAAAGAATAAGTAGTCGCTAAATTTTCAGCATTGGCTAAATATAATCTAAGATTTGTCTGATAAGATGTATTACCAGGATTTATATTTAATGCAGTTTGAATATCTGCATCAGAAAATTTTATTAGAGATCTTCTAATATCTTCTATTCCATGAGCTAAATATGCACCATTTATAGTGGCTGCATAGTTTTTAACCCCAACTTCTAATATTTCGTCTAAACCGGTATTTTTACCAATATTTGAAGAATATAGAGTTGTGTCTGAATTTGCAAATATTTTGTATACTGCCATTGTTTATTGATTAAAATGTTACTACACGACCTTGAATATCTTTATTAGGATACAAAACTTCAAATATGCATGGATCTAATGAAGGATATATTACGTTATTTACAGTTGCTCCTGCTATATCATAAGCATATTGAGAATAGGTATTTCCTGTAGAATCTACTAAATTGCTTATTGTAATATTTTTAACTGTTTGTACGCCTTGTACTTGATCTAATAAAGAATATATATTTGTTAATATTATGGGTTGATTTATTTGCCAATTACCTATATTAAAAAAGTTTTGTAGTGTAGTTATGCATCTTGAAACTACATCTTGTCCATTATAATTAGGAAGTATAACTATATCAAAATTAACCCCAATATTAACTATATATGCAGATAATATTTTTATTGCGTCTGTTAACATTCTATAATCTTGTAAATAAGTTTGAATATTTTGAAGTAATGCAGGAGATGGTTGCGCTAAATTTCCATTAGTATCTAATCCAAGAGTATATAGTGATATTAATAATTGATTTTGTTTAGCGCCTGTGTTTCCAATATAATTAGAAAATGTTTGATCATCTTTAGTTACATATGCTTTTGAAACTTTGCCATATATAGGAGGCATACATAATACTCGAGCTAAATAATCTTGTTGAGTTACAGCTCTCCATTGAGTTGGAAATTCTGCTAATGTATTCATTCTAATTTCTTCAACTGTATCACCATCTCCACCTCCAACTGAAGAACTAACATTATTAGTAATTACAGTATTATTATAAGATGTATTATTTCCAGTAAATTCAAAAGAACTTACTTTTGTTAATTCACCTATAGATACATTAGAAGATGCACCACCACCAGATAAATAATTAAATGTAATTGTAGTATTTGATGGAGCTAATCCATAGGTTTGAGTAGTTACAAAATTAGTAGGATCCCAAGAACTAGATAAATAACTTAATCCTCCACCAGTAAAACCAACATTAACATTATTTGGATTTGGTAATAGTGAAGCATCAGCAACAGAATTAATTCCAGACCCAAATTCTATTTCTAAAGTATTATCAGATCTAAATCTTGATACAAATCTTCTAGGAACAGATTGTTTTTGTATTATGTAAGGAACCTGATTTTGATATTGATTTAAAGCAGGAAAATTTGCTGCTGTATTGGCTACTGGAGTTAGAATATAATCTTGAGCCAAATAAGGTACTTCATACCAAGCATTACCATTTGAGTCTATAGCACTTATAATCGATATAATATTAGAATCATTAATAGTAACAGTTGAAAATCTTTGAGAAGTACCAAAACTAAAATTTTGTGTTTTAACTTGACCAGATATTGCTTTTCTAGTTTTCTTTAATAAATAAGTTTGAGGATTATTTCCACTTAATTGATATATAGAAACATTAGTTGGATCAAGAGATGAAGATACTGTAAAATCTATAGAATCTCCAATAAAAAAGTATGTACTACTATTTAAATTAGATTGAACTTGCATTCCTTGTTGAATAGTTAAAGCATAACTAAAATCAGGAAAAGGTTGCCCTCCTAAAGTCACAACAGGAACTTGTTGATAAACATCTAAATTTACTATAGCCGAAGAAATAACTTTTGGTCTATACCCCAACATATATGCTAAAGTATATAAGTTATTTGGTTGTTTAGCATATTGTAAAAAAGTTTCTTGTAGTTGATTATCTAAATAAAATGATAATACATCTCCAACATAGGCAGCCATTTCTATGAACATTGTACCTGGGGATGCTTGACTGAAATCATTATATACAGTAGGATAATAAGATTTTGCATATTCAATCAAATCAGATTTGAAAGAAGTAAAATTCTTATTTAAATATGTGACGTCTATTTGGTTAGGCATCTTATGCGTTTTGTATGTTTATAGTCGCAGTATCATTTTGATTTGTACCCAATAAAAAATAACTAAGTGTTATAGTTACTGAATTATGATCAGGGTCACCCAAAAAAGATAGTTCTGTTACTTGTATGTTAGGAAAATATGATTGTATTTTATTAGTTAATGATAATTTTAATTCATCTAAAGATAAATTTGTTATTTGATCAAATAAAGATTTTCTAAGACTAGCCCCAAAATTTGGATTCATTGGTCTTTCACCCGCATCAGTTAATAAAAAATTAATTAAATTATATTTTGTTTGTTCTTGCGAAGTATAAACTGGTGTAAATACATTTAGAGCAGCAAAAGGTATTTTAACTCCTAAAGATATTGAAGGCCTAAAAT